TTTTTTTTTTTTTTTTTTTTTTTTTTTTTTGAAATTTTAAAAACAAAATGGCTGAAATCAGCCTAAAGGAAAAGAAAATAAAATAATATTCTACACCCTACACCGTCCTAAATGAACATATAGTATAAAGTATATTGTTTCAAAGAAACCCATAGTAGTTTTAAATCTCTCTAGTAAAGGTAAAGCAAACTACAATCAAAAATATAACAGCGGCAATTGAAATCACCAGCGTTGTTCCGCCAAAAGCGGACCCTAACCAAGTTACAGCAGATGTACTTATCCCGGCGAGTCCAGCGTCGCTATGCATGACAGGCTGAAACGAAACATGATCTTTCGGGGGCATGCACTTAACCTGACAGTTGACGGATGTGCCGCACATTTTCAAGGAGAACCTAGGTTCAGCCACTGCGGTTGAAAACCGAATCGTAGTAGTACCAGACAGTTGGATGGGCACCGATCCGTGCTGCAAAGTAATTAGCATACTGTCGGAAAACAAAGCGCACACACCAGGCCTCGTTGCGGTGTAAGTTACGGATACCGCGCCATCAAAGCCAGACGAATGGGTGCAGGACACCGGCGTACACTCAGATGTGATGATCTGGGGTGATTCGGCTATTCTAGTAAAGGCCGCATCAGGGATGTCTATAGATATGGGGATATTTCCGACCTCACAGTCGGCTGCTCTGATCGGGGCGACTTTAATCTTACACCCAAATTCGGCGTTATCATTCAACGCGTGCCCAGGATCTCGCAACCAGTGGATATAACCTGAGGGGACCTGCGTATAGGGCACGTGTATTTCTCCCGACACGGGTCTATGCAAGACAATGCCGGTACTGGCAAAAACATCATCACTATCCAGAGTCCTCATTTGGATGTCGCCAAATAGCCCAGGTCTACCCGCTCCATACGGCGGAAAATCATAATTATATATCTGCCCACGGTGTTCGACGATCTTACTGTCAAAAGGCGAGTAAATCGAAGACAGGGGGCCAAGTATGAGTTTGGCCCCTCCTACGTCCACGGCGGACTCTCCATTAATGTAGGCCGTAACCACTCTGGTATAGTTGCCGTATGAAACCAGAACGTCTGCGGACAACGAGGCCGAATGGGCTTTGTACGCTCGTGCAAATTCATACTTGCAAGCGGGAGATTTGGTAACATATACCGTGCTTACCTGGGTGTTTTCCGAGTCACAAAAACAGTATGCTCCTCCCCACATCAAGGGGTAGACCCCGCTAAACGTACGGCAGTGGTAATCGGCCTCGTTCTTCTGCACACATTCTGCTGTACCGCAGCACTTCACATACGGAGAGGGCACTACCGTGTTGTATTCACAGGTGGTGTACTGTAGTTCTAGCGATGGTAAGAGCGAACTGTTAAGTACTGTGAACTCTAAAGGTAGTGGGGCGTAACCTGGTCTCTCGACCAGTGCCCTATACGGGAACCCCACTTTGTTTGGCATGACAGCGGTGTGTTCGTAGGCACGAGCCGCTGCCACACTCGCACCCAGCACAGCTAAAAAACAAATTTGTTTGCAGCATGAAAACATACATTTGCAGACCGAGCACAGCACAATCATGCCCGCTACGGGCACTAACAGTTGCAACCAGAACAAAGTGTAATTGTGACTCCATAGATGAGACAGCGAGTCAAACGTCGTTTCGGCAGCCGCCCGCCGTATACAACATAGAAATGCTATAATGGTAGGCACTTGTGCATTCGGAGTAAGTGCGTATGGTGTCAAGCACTTGTTTCTCGCGCTGCAGATAAGCCAAGCTGCTAGCGCGAAACCTATTACAGTTAAGAGTGCTGTAACTGTGATAACAGAGGCAGTCAGCAGAGGGTGCTTGTCTAGATAGTAAAGGAACACACTATGTGGCAATCCGTGCGGGTCCCATTGTGAGGAGTGTTGCCCCCACACGCGGACGGGTTCGTTGTTGCCCCACCTGTACTCTAACCCTGATCTTGGTAGGGTAAAATTCAGCGTGGTAGTCCCACTATGCCAGTGGTGGTAACGAATAGACCTGTCGCCTAGTGATCGTACTGTCAGCAGGGACTCATGCGGAGAGCTAACAGTGATAATGAGTCTTCTGTGTTCAAATTTAGTTACCGGCTTTGCTGCCTGCGGAAGGTAGCATGTGGTGTTAACCACGGCAAAGGGTACAGTGATGTAGGCTTTAGGTTCCTTCTCCTCAGCACGCGGCACAAATCTAGAGTTATATTGCCATTTAGTGTGCTGAGATATCCACGTCTTACAGTGGTATTCTGTGCATCCTTCAACGGTGGTTTGGGTAGTCACCACCGCGTCCTTATCACCTTCTTTGCACTGGCAGTGATACCTTGTTTTCATGGTTGGGTGAATTTTTATAACTGGTTTGCCGGCGCTTGATGTCAACAACTCATCATCAGGAATATCAGGAGGCATGTGAACAGGCAGTTGTTCTCTGTTATCGACGGCAGCGTACGTAGTACACGCTACTTGTTTGCCTCCAATGGTAGACTTACGAGTCCTTTCTCTGCCTAAGAATCTGTGTTTGTGCGAGAAAGTCGTACGGCAGCTGTGGGGGTATTTACCCGTGAAACCCACCTCCAGTTCGTTGCCTTCCGGACATTTGGCTATAATGAAATAACCACCGGAATCCAACAATTGGCATTTGTGAGTAGTTCTCACATACAAGGTGTACAGGTTAGCCTCTTCAATATTAGATGCATACATGTAGCTAATCTTTTTATCATCATACACCTGAACCTTGTTCAATTTCAGATGGGCGGAGACCTGGATCCTTATAGTCCCGTCTGAAGCCATCGACTGTATATTTTCAATGGCAATAGGGCTGTTACATGGTTTTATACCGCACGAATCGCATCTAGCGACGTATGGTTGCGTGGTTCGGTAGGTCAGAAGAGACGAGGCAACGGATCTTTTGCCACGCCGACCATTGCAGCGCAGCGCTGCTTGTAGCAGCTCGTCATAACCTGGCCTATCTGCGTTAAGTTCCAGCATTTTGAGTGTGTTCTCCGGGTTGTTCTCGTAGCAGCACGGCGCACACGGAGGCGAATCACACGGGAAAGTAACGTTACCCAAGATACACAAAAGGGTAAGTGCCGACCACTCCACGGTTTCCTCCGGCGTAACCTTGACCACCGTGTTCTTGTTCCATGTCACTACGGAAAGTGCCGTACGCTCGCCCTCGTTGGCTCCGCCCAGTACAATGGCAACTACCCTGCCCTTGTTGTCAAATATGGGCCTCCCACTATCACCGGGTTTACCGGCCCCGGTAGGAATTGTAAACCTACCATCAGAGTACTGGACCGCTCCGTTATGCCAATTATAGTAGCCCTCCGGCTTCTCACAAGTAAATTTGGCTGCGTCAGATCTCATAATCGTGGGAACGGGTGCACTTTCCATATCATACTTTGAAGATCTTTTAAAGTTGAGTTTTGCCAAAATGGGGTTATCTATGGTACCCTGCACATGAGCAGGTTTCATCACCTTGTCACCGACCAAGCATGCATATCCCGTGATCAAGCCGTCTAATTTTACGGGAAAAATGCAATCAGACTCTATTTTCATACAAGCTCTCTCTCGTTTGCCCGGTTTCTTCTTCGCGGGTTTGTTGGCCGGTGCTTTAGTATTCTGTTTTTGTTTGGGGGTAGATGCTTTGGTTTGGGGCGGCTTCTGTTTTTGCGGTCTGCTGCGCCGTTTACGGCGGTTGGGTGGTCGTACCGGCAACATGGCTGGGACAGGTCTCGATAAAGCCAGCTTAGTAACGGCATCCAAAAGCTGCTTAAACTGATTGTCCACTGGGGTAGGGGGAGGTGCTCTCGGTCTAGAATTCCACCTCCTACTATAGAAGGTACGGGTCGGCATAGCTAAAGGAGCAAACATAGTTGCAGTGATGTCGTACGACATCTATTTAGGACAGCCGTAGAGCGTTACCACGGGTCCTCTTATCTGTTTAAAGTTTCTAACCGACGCACTGAGTGCCTCCAATGCGTCTAGGATAATGTCTACTGCCGTAACCTCGTACCGAGTCTCTACCGCACGGATTAGGTCCAAGTGCACTCCCACACGACGCCACGCCTTAACTTCATCTCGCAGTGCGCGGCATCGGTCAATGTCTTGATCATCATCTGTGGGAAGTGGCTTACCAAGTTTAAACAACCTCTTTAATGGGTCTGCTACCCTGCATGCCGTACCCGTAACGGCATCCCAAAGCAGAAAACCACCGCAAAAATACGGTGGTTTAACACACATCCTCGCCTCAATGATTTTGACTTCCATGTTCATCCAAGACGCACACCGATCGGCCATCAACTTGTCTGGTCTGACACCATGCACGATGTTGTCATCGCCGATGAATGCGGCACACCGCGATTCGGTGAGTCTTTTCTCCAGTATCCTGCTTGCGATCACAACATTCAATATTGTATTAACAAACAAGGTCAGAAACATGCCCGATTTCATCATCGCCCCAAATTTGAATGTAGTAGCAGTCGGAAGGTGAACACTAGTTATTTCTCCAAATGCGGCCTCTATCAAGGTCAGCAAATGTATATCAACTCCCAAGTCTTCCAAAATCATCAGCGCGGTCAGCGCCATTGCGTCATCCTGGCTCTTATCAAATGACGCTATGTCTGTCTCTAACACATAGTCACCGGGATGGAAGTGCGGTCCAATTATTGCATCAAAATCTTCTGCTGACATGTCAAAGAGTGTGTGTATATTTGGTAATAATACGGCTTTAAGGCGCCGCACAAGCTCCTTGTGTATGCCGCATAAATATGCAGTAGCTAGCGGATCTGCTGCCTGGATCACCTGGACCTTTGGTCGTTCTTCAGTATGCTTGGTGCCAGGAGTTACCTTAACATCTCTTTTCATATCCATAACAAATCTATCCATAGGCACGTCCACTAGCCTTTGCATATGGTTGGTTTTAGCAAACAGTGCCGCCGCTTTCGGACCTTTTAGTCTTGTAACGTAACGTTTAACATCCTCACTAGATAATGTTATCGGATGTTGCTTGAACGTGGCCCAATACTCATCGTTACAAGCATAACGTTTAAAACACTCCACGTTATACACTGCGGAGTCAAGAAAAGGCAGTTCTCTCATCTGCGTCACGTTACAATTTCTTTTCATAGCCGCGGCTAAAACATTTTGTAATGTGTTCTGAAACGGGGACGGCACAGCGCTGTCAATCATTGGTTTTAAGTAAGAATGTACCTTTGGAAAAAACCTCAGCTTCGCTGGGCAAAATGCAGCTCTATCCAGGCAGCTCTCCGACCCATCAACCATATCCAGGTATGCATCATACTCATCAGTGATGCGATAGCCGCTGACAGTAGGGTAATTAAGTGCCAGAAAGGTATTACATGCCTTTATAGCAGCATTAGCGTCCAGTAACCCGCGCATCACTGTTTTAGAGTGCACACATTTGGGGAACAGCTGTCTGTATGTGTCTACCGATAGTGAATCCATCAAAAACTCGGCTGCGCCTCCAACCAATCTACCTGCGATCACTGCCTTCATGTTCTCCACTTTTCGAGACTGATACCTCGACTTATTTGCTTCTGTCGGGTTCTGCTGATAACGCAGCCTAAGTCTTTCTTCAGCCTCTGTATCTAGCTTCGGCGGAAACCACTTTTCATTTTCGGTCCGTGCAAGTGCGGGTACTGGTAACTCATGTTGACAGATGGATTGTTGCTGTAAGTGTCCGGGTCCCGTATCCGATGAAAAGATGTAGGCGCCCGCCCGTGCTAGTCATAATGGCGGGGAGTCCAGCAAAGGCTGCCTAGACGCGGATCTTCGCGCCTTGCGTCTCCTACGCCTACGTTGTGACTTAGTAATCGGCGGCGCGCTAACTATACTGTCCACCTCATTTTCCTGGAAATCTCCAAATGTAATAGACGGGGCCTCTCTAGATGCCCTGCTTTCGGCAGCTAGTCTATCGGGCTCTCCTGGTTCAAAATCACCAAAAGAAATTTGCGACAGCGCTTGTTGCCGTGCTAGCTTCTTCAGACGCGGCGGGGGTACTGGCGGTGTGGTCGCAACCGCAGGTGTATCATAGCGCGGTGGAGGAGTCTCAGAAAGCGTGGTACTATCAGTATCCAAACTCGGCAACTTGACGGAGTCAATGGAATCCCAGCGACTGTCTATCAAGGAGTAGACATCCGCCTTAACCGTCAGTCTTTCTCCGTAGCGGCCTGAGAAGCTACTCGCAGGTCTCAGCGAAACCTCCTCTGCCACTTCTTTACTTGCTCCAGAGGACCTAACTTGTTTAAAAGGTCGCGTACAGGGCACCCGTTGCACTCCAGTAATACGATATTTTGGTAGCTGGAATGATGAACACACAATGAAGCTCTTAGGCGCTGTAGCTCTCACTCTGTACACTCTTTCTGCAGTCATGGCATAAGGACATAAACATGGTACCGTACATGGAGGGGATGTAGTGCCTATATCTTCCACCGGGCATTTGTCTCGTATCTGGTTCATGCTATCCCCGAGAATGTAATTACATATCTGCTCATTTGCCTCTGGTTCCTTTGGCCACAGGGCTTTGATCTCCGCCACGTCCACAGCTGTCTGATGAAACTTGGTACCAGGCAAAAATGAGTAGATTGATCCAGTGGTGGAGCTATACCCTTCCCTTCCCTCCAATGAGCTAGCTGGGTGGACTCTTACGATTTCATCTGACAGTTCCACATTTTCCTCTACCAATTCCTCCACAGTGTCCCGCGTACTAATCACTCTCAAAATGCGAGACTCCCATGTTTTATCTCTACAATATATATGAACCTCTATGTTGGTCTCATCAAAAGCATTCAGCAAATGTTTTAGCGACTGATCTAATCTATCTACTCCAGCTGAATATATGCCGGTGGATAATAGTGGGATAGCTAAGGTGTGGAACCCTAAGGAGGACGCCTCTGCAGCGCAATTCTGGTAGGCCATCGCCAGCAGCTCGTCGCCCTCCTTTTCCCCAGTCTTACGGAAGTCAGGGCCAACAGTATGCAGTATGGTGATATCATCTGTTACTACCGCTTTACACTCACCAACCTGCATTTTACCTGCCGGAAATCCTTTAGGCCACTGTCTAGCGATAGCCCCACACACACCTGCGCCCGGCACTCCCAGGGGGTTGGCGGCGTTGACCACTGCTTCAGTTGTCGTTTTAGCTATGTCGGCTCTGACAACACGATAGTTCGGGGCAGTTCCTGCTGGTTGCAGCCCGTGTAGTAGTCCTGATATGGCCGCACTCAATTTGCCGAGGTTGGTTTGTCGCCGCCCGTTATCAAAGGCCTGAAGAAGTAGTGTTACCTCGGCGGTGTCGGAGGCAAATTGTTTCGGCAACACCTTGTATGATCTAAATTTACAGACTATGGCTGTCAGTACTGACTCACTAATTCTATCAGCATATCCATAGGTTGTCAATAGCATCCAAGCACCGGGCTTCAAATGAAAGAGGGCATCCCCTGCAATCATCCTCATCTTAATGGCATGTTCTTCGCATCTTGTATAGTGGTCGTCAGCCGTAGATTTAACGTCCACAAAGATACCATCGTATCTACCCATAGCTGCTGGAATGCCGAGCCCCAGGTCAGTCTTAACCTGAGCGGCGCCGCAGTCTAGGTGGCCCAACCACTCTCTGCGTTTATTGCCAAAGTCCGGTGGGTTGCAACCTACGTACAGGATGTTAGAACCAGGCAGTTTGCGCCAAAATTGGTTCGTATCATCACGCGGTGTCTTTGCTGGTGTGGTCAGTGGGTGGGGCAGACACCTGTTTACTGGTGGTACTACGCGCGCACTGGTTATGTCCGCGAGGGTTCCATACATCAACAATGGACATTGCCTAGTGGCCCTCGCCTGGTGCATAATTGGGAACCGGCGCGCCAGTGTGTTGAATACCTGTTCGTTAAAACCCCACATTTTCCCTCCGGCGCTGTTATCCCAGTGGTTGTTTCTGTAGGTCATGGATACGACCTCTTCTGAGAACAATCCACTGTCCAGATCGTGGCCAAAAAGTCTGGAGCAAATCATATTCAAGGCTACTTCCGGCGAAAACGCCTCATCGTTGCGGAATGCCGGTATTAGATGGCTCCATTCCTCAGCACTTAGGATTACGCCTGCTGTCCTCAATACGGGCGCTAAAGCTTTGGCCCAACACACTTTAGTTTTTCCAGCAAAGACATCTCGGTCTCCAGGTGGCTGGTGCAAGGCGTTCAGTATAGTATCGTGCTCGTTTTGCCATTCTTGCATGGTGGCCGAAAAATTCCCTGTTGGTATTTCCGTGAGAAGCTTAATCCATGGATCACCTGATAGAGTCTTCCAGATAATTCTTTCATCCGTACGTGTTAACAGTACGTTGACGTGTTCTGATTTATTGGCGTATAAAGGGTTCTCATTGACTTTCAGCCTAACGGCGTAAACGCCGTGACGTGTAAGACCTTGTGATGCTGCCGCAGTCATGACTTCGTGTCCACGATAGTCCAACTGGAGCTGTTTTACCCAACCCCTAAAACATGTCAAGATCAAATCTCCGGGCCTGGGTTTGGTGCAGCCGGTGGTATCCACCACCGGTTTACCATACACCGTATTCACGGTCTTCATCTTCCCATCGTAATGCAACGTGGAAACGATGGCTGTAACAGCTTGAGTACACCGTCGTGATATACTCTTATGGTGAACTGTATCACACAGTTCATAGTTGTAGTGAACTTTCATCTGCATCACATTAAAGAAGCCGCACTGTTTCGGATCCCCGCACAGTACGACTCTTCGCCTAGGTCTTACGATAGATATCAACGCCAGTAAGGTTCCCGCGTGACACGCGAAAGCCTCATCGACGTACAGTGTATCTATTTTCCTCCTCACGCCGTTCAGTAGCACTGAATCAACTGTACGGGCTACGATATCCAAACCTCTAGCTTTCTTCACATCTTTCATAATTTCGGTACAGTTTTCTTTCTTCCCGCTAGAAACCAAATCATTAGGCGTAACTAGTTGTTTAATTATACCGGACTTACCTGAGCCGGGTACTCCATACACTCCGACGATCTCTACGTCGTGAGTGTGAGCAGGTCTCGTTTTCAAGCTCTCGTACGCCATTTCGTGATAAGGTGGGTTCGTAAGTTCTCCTACCAATACTAGGCCGCTGGCATCTGCTAGTGGCACGCATCGGCGTTTGTCAACGTCGAATACGAATTCTCCCGAGGCCTCAGATGCTTTGGTGCACTTATACTGCTCATCATCAGTGTTCAATGCCGCTCCATGAATAGCTATATAATAGAGCTTGCGGTTAATGAACTCTCTCTCATTGTACACCATAGTGGCACTTTCTGCTAGTGCCTGAAAGTGTTTGACTGTTAAAGCGGCCCCAGTCGGTAAAAGCACACGACCATCATAGGCTTCAACGGGATACCGACCTGATCTCCCAGAATGAGTCATCACCTTTACTTCTTCAGCTAGACTATGGATACACTCTAATTTAGCACTACGCAGCACCAGCTGAGGCGTAGCCACCAGATACTTGCCCATCATGGTATCTGTTTCATGTGCTACCACGCGGATGGCGTTTCTGGGAGTTTCAACTACCCCTGCTCCCGCTCTCTCCAACAGCTCCTCCACCTCTATTTCGTCTTCAAGTTCTGGTGCTGATGGTTCAAGTGGAGGCAGGGCAGCGTGTTGCTCTTCGGCTAATCTTGCTTCTTCAGCTTCAGTCTGCGCTACTTTTGCACGCTCTACGTCCTCATTGGTGATCAGGACATGCGCCTCCTGCGTTGTACGCAGGAGGAGTAATATTTTTTTGCGCAGGGTATAGGGCAACCCAGCAGACCACGGAGTGGGCATAAATGCTGAATACTCTCCTGGTACCTTGATGATAGACTGGGTGTCGGGCTTCTTGTACATAGTATGCTGTTTTTGCTTCTTAAAAGCCCACACGCAGCAGCATTTGACAGTCCTGGTGCGTGCCCCCAGTTTCTTTTCACCATCAACATCAGTTTTGTATTCTTGCGCCCACTTACTCATAGCCTGCGCAATTAGTGGTAGCAGAAAGTTCTTAACGCTGTTGGTGTTACGCTGGGTTCTGCCGTTAACCACTATGCGTTGATTCAGGCCAACCAATAGTTTTTGCGCATCCTCAGGGGACACTTCGGTAGCCAAGATACCCGTCATCTGATCACAAATGATGGCGGGCACGTAGGTCGTAACTGGGAATGAAACTCGCACTCCGTCGATGGTATCAGTCACCTTTGCCACTAGGAAGCCCTCATGATGGTGTGTAACAGCATACTGGCATGGCTCGCCGTACAAACCTTGTGAGATACTTATCTTCCGCAGTACATAACCTTCGCAGCTGACTAAGGTCTCACAGCGGCATGTGAAGCACTCTTTACCTTTCAGGTGAAATACTGCTGGTAGGTGCCAACTTTTTAGCAAATTCCTGTCCTCTTTATATAACGTTGACCCAACTGAGAAAAGTATGCTGTTGGTGGCCTTTAACTTCTTCTTTCTAAATAACGACCATCCGCCAATTTTTTCTTCGGCCAAATTGGAGGAACACAATCCAATGTTACGGCTCTGCAAAACTGCCTCATCAGCCCAATTAGTGTTGTACAATGGGTATGAACCGGCGAGCGCGTCATACGCAAAGGGCGTAGTATCAAACCCTATCCAGTACACGGTCCTAACCCCTTTAAGGGCTTGTGCATATATACTGGAGGGGCCATGCACCGCGTAAACATCTTGATAGACTGCGACTTGTGCTCTCATCTCGCACGTCGCATCGGTCTTCAAGCAGATAGATTCGGTCTCTTCCGAGGGTACTTGCATGACCCTCTGGAGGTCCGCCATCTTATCTGCTAGGTTCTTATCCGTCACGCGTTCACATTCAGCTTTTAGCCGCTCTGCGTAGCGCATCATTCGTTCCGGATCTTCCGCCGCCTTCATCGGGCATATGCAATGGTAGTGATGAGCCGAAAACATCCTCCGCGATGGCGCACTACCGATATCCAGAATAACCTGGTCGGATTGCACCTCGTTTTCAATCATTTTTGATGCCAGATGCGAAAAAGCTCTGGCATTGGCATGGTCATTAGGTGTGACCTGCCTTGCTTCAACAGTGATGGACGGGAAGCATCGCTCCACGTGCTTCATGAATGGACCCTCCGGGTCTACATCTAGAAAAACGGTTTTTCCGTCCATCCTGAATTGTGTGGTACAGTCTAACGTACCATCCAT